TAATGTTATTCCTAAAAACCCATATGATGCTCTATCTTCATATAAAGTATATGATCCTTTTGATCCTAGTTGTTTTTATGGATGTCCTGATACTGGCTTAAAGCCATGCTATATTACTGTAGGAGAAGATAAACTATTTTTATGTATTGGTAAATCAGAAAGTGCAACCGCGGCTGGTGTACTTGATGAAGGTATCTTTGAAGAAATTTCTAATTATGGATTATATTCAAGTGCCTTATCAACTTATGACTGGGCTTACTTAGGTAAGTATAACCAATATTCTTCAATTAATACTGATTCATTTGTTGCCATTACAGATGACCAATTACCAACGGAAGATTCGTCAACATCAGTTGATATTACTGCTGGAGCCGTTTATGGTTTTAGAGTTATCAATGGTGGTAATATTTATCGCCATCCTACTTTAAGCGGCGAAACTGAATTTGATAGTATTGGTAATTTAGTTGGTTTAGATTTAAACGGAAATGAAAAAACAATTGAAGTTAAATTAAAAATTAAAATTGATTCCGGTAATCCAAATTTAGATCCTGTTGATGACTCTGCTAAAATTATTGGTATTAGATATGATCCTGAAGAATTAAACTTCCCATATGAAATTGATTTTGATCAAAACTTAGTTGGCAATGAAACCGTTGCTGCTTGGGGATTCAGTAAAGCCAAGCTTGTATTAGATCCTTTACTTACTACAGAATCAACTACTGGTGCAGAAGATAATGAATTACAACTTGAGTCTGATGTACGTCCTTCCGTAAGTGAACGACAAGAAGCTGTTATTATTCCCCTTATTGCTCCTGAAACCGGCTTTGGTGGAATTAAGAGCGAAACTCTACCAAGTTGGTATGTAGGTATGTTTGCAGATACGAGCCTTGCGCCATTCATTCCAAATAATACAAAATATCATCAAATTTCGTTGATTAAAAACCCTTTACAATCAACTGCAGGTAATCCTTTATTATCTGATGATTTTATTACTCCACTACGAATGTTTCAATTAGAAGGCGAAGGTAGCCCAGTTCAACAAACAATCCCAATGATTGATAATATTCAAATTGGGCCAGGCTGGAAAATTTTACAAGATGGAAAACATTGTGGAGTAGTTGCTTATATTCAAGATATAGAATCAAATCAAACGCAAACTCCTAAGTCATATTTTTCATATTACTATTACACCGACCATAAATATGGATATACTGATATTGATCCTAATGGAGAGCAATTAACATTTGAATCTCCAGATGGACAAACAAGTGGCCAATATACTGGAACTACACTTGAAGGTCTTTATGAACCTTCTTATGAAAGAGATACTGGAACAGTAATGTTCTTAGATAACCGAAGCGGTATTCAAAGAGAAGAAGGTCAAAACGAAGAATTAAAACTAATTATACAATTATAAAATGGCAATTACAATATATCCGGAAAATTACTATGACGATTATAATACACCAGACGGTAATGGATTAACGCCTGAAGATAAAAACTATTTAAGGATCTTATTTAAGCCTGGGCAAAGCGTCCAAGCAAGAGAATTAAATCAGGCACAATCTATTTTACAAAGCCAAGTTGATAAACTTGGTCAAGGGTTATTTCAATCAAATTCTCCTATTGTTGGAGGAGCCGCATCTTTCGATGATACTTTACGTTATGTTGATACTATCATTCCTTCTGACTTTGTATCAACTTTTGAATCTTGGATAACCAATTTACCAGATGTAGAATTAAAGCAAACTGAGACTACTCTAACCGCTAGTATCAGCAGCGTTGTTACTATAAATGAAAATGAAAATTCCGAAGATGTAAGTAAAACTTACAGGCTTTTCATTCATTACACAGGCGATAACGTTGATGATAATGATACTAACTTAGGTATTTTTAACGATACTGATATTACAATTGAAAACAATGTAACTACAGGAAGTTTTATTGGTGGTATTATTAAGCAAGGTTTGGCTGTTGGTGCAAGTATTGCAAATGGCGTATTTTTTATAAAAGGAAATTGTGTTCCTATTAAATCACAATTTAAAGCAATTGCATTAGATGATGATGAACTTGTATATACTGGAAAGGTTGTATTATCTGTAACTGAAGATACTGTTAATTATAATGATGATGGAACTTTACTCGATAATTCAAATGGCTTTCCTAACTATGCTGCGCCCGGCGCAGACCGTTATCAAATTTCTCTATTACTTGATCTTGTTAAAGATGAAACGTTAGAGCTTTCTAATATTGTTATATTAGAAATTCAGGATTCTAATATTATTTTAGAAACAAAAGTTGAAAATAATGAAAGTCCTTTAAACGATATTTTTGCAACAAGAACATCAGAAGAATCTGGTGATTATGTTTTAGATCCATTCAGTTTAGAAATTCGTGATATTTGGGGTGGAGATGGCGAAGATGGAAATCCTGTAGGCGAATTCAATGGTTTATATAAAAGTGTACAGGATTTAATCGAAGCTGGATATGAAAGTGTTACTGATTCTAACGATGATTATGCCGTTACTATTCAACCGTCAACTGCTTATGTTAAAGGATATAGAGTAGATCTGCCCGAGCAGATTTCTCTTTTTGCAAGTCGTGCGCGTGAGTCATATGCAGATAAAAATAGTGGCGAGTTATTAAAAACTGCGATCACTGCAGATTTAGGAACATATGTTGAAGGTTATATTGAATCGGCTAATAATGAATTTGGTTTACCTGCACTTGATTATTCAAATGTTCAAACATATACTATGTGGAAGACCGATGACGTTGACGACTTTGCTGAAAGAACTTATGATAGTAATAGTGGTGAGGTTCTTATTGAAGGCAGCAATGTGGGTACATGTAGAATATCAACTGTTGAAGTACTTGGCGAAAACAGCGATGGTAAAGTAAGAGCTAGACTATATCTTACCGACATTGCTCGTTCTTATGACAACACTCGACCATATAAAGATGTTAAACGAATCGCAGTAGCAGGTAATGTAGAAATAACTGATATAGGAACTATGGACTTTATCGTTGAACCAAAAAATGGTAAACGTATACATGATACAAATATTAGTTCATCATTCTTAAATCTTCCATATCAAACTGTTAAAACAGTGCGTTCTTTAAAAGGAACTGAAAAAAGAATTTTAAATGGCACAGCTCAACTGGATCCAACTGATAATAAAGTAAAAGTAACATTTACAGCTGAAGATAATGGATTTATTGATAAGAGTAAATCCAATATGGTTGTAATGGTTGATAATGGCGACAACCCCGCCACATATGATCATGTACCAAATGACAGTTTTGAAATTATCGGGTTGGGAACTAGTTCAGCCGATATTATAACTATTGATTTAACAAACTTTGATAGCGGCTCTGCTAATGAAAAAGAAGTTAGATTACTAGCAAGTGTTGAAACAAATATTTCTGAAAGACTAGGAAAGAAGGTTAAAACTTCAGTTACTAATTTAGATGTAACTGATAAAATTCCAAACACCGATCCTGTTAGAGAACCTCTTGAGTTTAAAGTAGGAGACAAAATAACGTTGAGTAATGTTTACCATTTAATTAGTGTTGATACAACTGAATGGGAACTGGTTAACGACGGCCAAAGGAAGAACCGTTATCAGGAAGCAAGAGTTCGGTGTTTAAAAGATGGCGCTACAACAATTTCATATACTCATTGGGATTTTGTTGGCAGCGGAAATTTTTATACGGTTAACAGTTATAAGTATGCAGATGATTCACAGGTTCCTTTAGAAGAGATTCCTATTTTTCAACAAACAAGCTTACACGATGTAATAGACCTTAGGCATGTTGAAACAGCAAATGGCAGGTTCTCTTTAGATCCTTATAGTACGGTTGAAATGGAACTAGATTTTTATCTAGCTCGTAAAGATTTAATAACCGTTAGTTCAAAGGGCATTTTCTCTATCTTAAAAGGTGAAGCTGATTTAAAACCGAAGTTTCCATCAGTTCCTGATGACTCGATGATTCTATTCAACTTAACACTATTTCCTTATACGTTTACTTTAGGCGGCATAATTAAAGATCGTGTAAATAATAGAAGATATACGATGCGCGATATTGGGCAGCTTGATTCTAGAATTTCTAATGTTGAATATTATACTGCTCTTTCTCTTTTAGAAAAATCAGCAAAAGATAAAGGTGTCTATGGAACCGATGGTGAAGAAAGATTTAAAAACGGATTTATCGTTGATGGATTTAGAGGCCATACTGTAGGTAATATTTCAGAAAAATATTATAAGTGTTCAGTTAAAAGAGGGCAAGGTAAACTTTATCCATACCACTTTGGTTCCAACTTGCCATTTGATATTGTTGACGAATCTGAAATCGGTACAGATGCAGAATTTAATAAAACATGTTCAACCTCACGTGTTATTGGTTTCCCATATAAAGAAACCAATTATGTAAATCAGCAGCGGGGGACTCAGTTTATTAGTGTTCAGCCATATGAAACAATAAACAGTTCAGGAATTATGGAGCTTAATCCAGAAGTTGATACTTGGGTTGATACTAAAACGGATCCTGCAATTGAAACTGATCTCTTTAATGAATTAAATACTACAATATCAAACCTTGCACGTGAAGCAGGAGTTCTTGGTACCGAATGGAACTCATGGCAGACCAACAGAAACACTTTGCTTAGTACTCAATCGCAAACAAACGTATTAAGCGAAAGTTCGCTTCTTCTTGGCGATGAAAGAACTCAAGTTACTACTACCGATTTTCAAAGGATTGGCTTTAGGCGCGGAATCGGAATAACAGATATTACAACCCAAAGGACTGATGTTTTTGATACCTCTTTAACTACAACGCTATCAGAAACGATTGAGTCTGAAACTAGGCGATTGGATCAAACTAGAACTGGTACTTTTACGAGATTAACAGAAGATTCTATTAATAAATCTTTAGGAACCTTCTTAACATCGGTATCATATAAACCATTTATGCGGTCACGTCAAGTTTGGGTTAGAGTTGAAGATCTTAAACCAAATACAAGGTACTACGCTTTCTTTGATAACGTTGATGTTACTAAATATGTAACTAGATATACGGGATCTTCCGATGTTTTAGATTTTAATGCAAACGCTGGTATTAACCGAGGCTTTAGGTTCTATAATAGAAGATATTTAAGAGCTAGTAATGGCAGGACTTGGGGTGGGCAAAGTCCAAGAACATTAGTTTCTGACTCTGACGGAGTATTACAAGCAGCATTTATTGTTCCTAATACACCATCTCTTAAGTTTGCTTCTGGTGAAAAAACTCTTAAGTTTACTGATTCTCCTCGTAATTTAGAATCTGAAGAAACCAGTAGTGCAATTGCTAGATACATTTCAAATGGTTTAGGTGCAGTTCAACAAGAATCAATTGTAAGTACAAGCGTTCCACGACTAGTAGTTAGGCCGTTACAAGCAAACCGTTCTGTAGTAAGAACAGCTATTACAGATGTCTCACAGAGTGTTGATTCATCTTTTGAAGAAGTGCTTGTTAGTTCATCTACATCGACGAGGGTTAGAAGGTGGGACCCAGTCGCTCAAACATTCTTTGTTAGAGATACAACTGGTATATATGCTACAAGTGTGGATGTGTATTTCCAAAAAAGAGGACGTAAAAATGTAAGAGCTTATCTTGTTACTGTTGAGAATGGTTACCCAACAAACAAAATTCTTCCTGGCAGTGAAAGAGTATTAAGGCCAAGCCAAGTAAAGACTTCGAATAACTCTTCAATTGCAACTAAGTTTGAGTTTAAAAAACCGGTTTACCTCAATGGTAAAACCGAGTATGCCGTTGTTGTATTCTCAGTTGATCCATCATATACAGTGTATATTGCTGAAATGGGTGGAGAGAAGGTTGATTTAATTACAAACCAAATTATTTCTAAGCAGCCTGCGATTGGTTCATTCTTCACAAGTAGTAATAAACGAACATGGACCGCTGAGCAAAACCGAGACTTAAAATTCAAGTTAAGAAGAGCTACCTTTAAAACTGGTAGAGCTACAATTAAAGCTCAAGCACGAGTTGGCGGATATTTAGATTCTGTTGAAATTACTAATGGAGGATCTGGTTATACTACATCAACTACAGTATCAATGTCGGTTCCACAAGAACTAAATACTTCAGGCGTTCTTGTTGATGTTCCCGATTCAACAGCTGCCGAAGGCGTTGCGGTTATTGATGCTAATACTGGTGCTATTGCAGATATTGTTATTACTAATGAAGGCGAAGGTTATACTTCCCCACCAACAATTACAATAGAAGATATCGGCGGAGGTGAAGGTGCTACTGCTGTTGGTTACTTACCAACGATAAAATTTGCAGCGGCAAACCTCAATCAAAGCGCAATGTCAATATCTGGTAAAACATCAATCGTTAATAAGCTTACACTAAATAATAAGAGATATAATATTCAGAGTAATACTCCAATTGAATTAAGAGATGTTAATCATAGTGTTAATGCTGGAAATGCTGAAGACACGACACTTGATATTATTATTGGAACAAGTGATAACCGAGTTACGCCAATGCTTGAAAAGAATGGAATCGCTTTAGAAGTAAGAAGTTACTTTATTGAAGAAAAAGGCGGTTACGAAGATGAGAAAAATACTTCTCAATATTATACAAAGAAAATTACTTTAGAAACTCCTTCAGATCAAGTTGATGTTTATGCTGCGATAAATCGCCCATCAGCTACATCGGAAATTCAATTCTTTATTAAAATGTTTGACGATGAAGACGGCGTTAGATTAAATCCTGATGTAACACCTTCTGATGATAATGACCAAAATGAATGGTGGGAAATTACTCCAACTGAACCAAAGGTTGTTCCTATTAACTCTGATGGTAAAACATATTCCGATGTATTATTTAGAAAGAACTTAGAAGAAGACACATCTGATATTGACTTTACTTCATTCATTATAAAAGCTGTTATGTGGGGCAAAAATAATACCGATATTGTAACTGTTAAAGATCTAAGAATAATCGCAACTGCATAATATAAGTGGAACAATTTAAACAATTAGAAAACGATCCATCTTTAATTAAAGACTTTAAAACTGGAGCTATTGTTAATACAAATAAAGAAGCTTATAAATCAGCAATGGTTCGAAAGAAAAAGAATAAAGAAATCCGCGATCTAAAAAAACAAATTAAAGATTTAAATAACAGAGTTTCTATCTTAGAAAATCATATTTTATCTGATATAAATAATAATTAAATAGTATATACTTTAAAGATGCCCTTAAATAATAAAACATTTGAAACAGTAATTTCCACAGACACCTTTAAGCAATGGGCTGATAAGTGTAATGAGTTAATTAATGAAATTAACGTAAGTGAAATACCAACTATTGATGGTGTTGTTGGAATAGCGAATAACCAAACGATAACAGGAAATAAAGTATTTGATGGTGCAACTTCATTTTCAAATTCTGAATTTATTGGTAATTTTAATTCTGTAAGTATTACTACTGGTAACTTTAGTATTGGCCAAATTGATCAACCTGAAATAACATATACTAATTTTTACGATCCTAATATTACTTTTCAAAAATCAATATTAGATCCTTCGTTAACACTAACTTTAAAAACGGCTTCTCCAAATACCTTATTAATTACTGATGGTAATTTAGAAATTGGAGGAAGCGGCGATTTAGTAGTTGGCGGACAACTTGAAGCAAATGGTTTCAGCGTTGATGGCGGAGGTAACTTAACCGTTGACGGCGGAATTAATTTTGGGTTGAGTGATTCTATTCTTCAAGATGGGTTTGGTTTAAAAGTAAATGTTGGTGATATAGAAGCAACTGCAGGGGGATTAATTGTAACTGATGAAATTATTTGGGGAGGAGGAACTTTATTCTCTGGCGGTAATGCCTCATTTAATAATAATTTGTTTGTCGATGGAAATTCAATTGAATTTACTAGCTCAAGCGCGCCCGTTTTATCATTCCCAGGCATAGGTTATGATTGGGTAATTCCTACAAGTATGCCCGTAGAGGATTCTATTTTAAGTTGGAACACTAATGCAGGAGATACATTAGAATGGATAACAAAAAACGAATTCGAAAGTAGTGTTGAATCCGCGGTTTCTGCTTCTCTAACATCTGCTAACTTTTCTTTGCCAATTCAATTAAATCCGGTTGGAACATTAATTGAAGTTGATATCGGAGTGTTATCTGATTGGGAATTAACATCTAATGTTTATCAAGAAGATCCTGAGTATGATACATGGTTACCGGCCGCTGGAAGTAATACTATTCCAGTTTCATATGATGCTAATGATGATAAATATAAAAAGTTAGTTAACTTATTAGAACCAAGTACAGTCGGTCAGGTCAGTGGATCTGCAACGCTCCCAGACTACAGTTCAAATACTCAGCTTGGTTCTAGTAATAGCGCTTATTTAATTAAAGCGAGCGAAGATCGTGTTGTTACTTTCAAGTTGAGAAATAAAGATAACTTAATTGGTGGAACTGGAATTAAAATATTCAATTCTGTTGGAGTGCAAGCCGCATTCCTTGATATTAATGGCGGATCTATTTCTGTAAACTATAATTCAAACACTATAAATCTTACAAATAATGGAAGACAACTTAATGTAAGAAGCACGTATGATCCGTATAATTTTGTAGAACATGATGAAGCTGATGCTGGGTTTGTCGCAAGTTATACGCCAACAGGACAATTAAGAACGAAGTGGCCTGTTGCAAACGAAGATGCTGTAAGTAAAGGTTATTTAGAAAATCAACTTAATGTTGTTAATAATGATTTAGATACTTTAGAGACTGAGGTTAAT